CTCCTTGGCCCCGGTGATCGCCAGCGGGATCAGGTTCTGGCCCAGCGTGGCTGCCGCGTCGTCCAGTTGCGCCTTGGCGATGCGCGTGGAGTTAGCCAGCCCGTCTGATGTGCGGGCAAAGTCGCCCTGTGCGGAGCCGGCCTGCTTCAGGATCAAGGCATAGCGAGCCTGAACCTTAGCCGCCTCGGAAACGCTGTTGGTATCGCGGGCCAACCCCATCGTGACGGCCTGCTGGGCGACGGCGTTCTCGGTCAGCAGGATGCCGACCTGGCGCAAGGGTTCCGATTCACCCACCAGGCCCGAACGCAGTTTCTCCAGGGCCACTGACGGGTCAATGTTATTGAAGCTGGCGAGGTCGGCGGCGAGCTGCACCAGCGAGGTGGACATGCCGGCCGCCTGGCTCTCACCGATGCCCATCGTCTTGAAGAGGTTGCCGAAGGTCGATGCCGCCTCGGTGGCCGACTGGCGCGACATGCCCAAGTTAGTGGCCGACGTTTTGGCGAATTTGCTCACCGCATCCGAGGCCTTGCCGAAGACCACCTGCATCTTGTTGGTGGACTCGTTGAGGTCCGATGCCGCCTTGACCGACGCTGCGCCGATGGCCATCAAGGGCACGGTGACGCCGATCGTCATTTTCTGCCCGACGTTGCCTAGCGTGTCGCCGAGCTTGGCCAGGCTCGTGCCAGTCTTTTGCACCGCGGTGTCGGTCTTCTGTACCTCGGTGCCGGTCTTCTGCGCCTCTCCGGCCACCTTTTTCATGCCGGCAGCGACTTCCTCGGCGCCCTTCTTGAAGCCCGATACGTCGGCGCCGATGGTTGCGTGGAGACTGGCTACTTCTTGCGACGCCATTTCTGGCTCTCCTGCTCGTCGTTCAGCGCCTTGTCCTTCTCGGACAGCACGACGACGGTGCTGATCTGGTCGACCGGATCCAGGTTATCGACATAGTCCAGGGTCCAGTGCATGCGCTCGGCGAGCAACACGCGCTGGACCCGCCACTCCGCGGGACGCCCGAACCTTACGTGGAGGTAGGCGTCCCGTCCGAGTTTTTTGTGGCGTCCTCCACGGTCACCAGCAGACCCTTGATGTGCTGGTTGATCGCCCGGATCAGGGGCAGCGTTTCGGTGAACGTGTCCAGCTCGGCCCAACTTTCCGGCTTCTCCGGGTCGCCGGGGAACTCCCAGGCGACCACCGTGCCGACGTAAGGCGCCACCTGCTCCTCGTAGGGCAGTTCGCCCATGCCGGCGTTCGAGGAGATGGCCTTCCACAGCGCGTGGAAGCGTTTGGCCGGGAAGCGCTCCCGGACGGTGACTTTCTTGCCGGCGATCGTGATCTCTGGCATGCTCAGGCTCCTTAGTAGGCCGCATCCGTGCGATCAGCCATCGGCTTGAAGCTGATGTCCCAGATCTCGACGTCGTCGTACTTGCTCTGCATGCGCGACTTGTCGATAAAGGCGGGCTGCGTGTGCTTGGGCATCCCGGTGGCCGTGCCGGCCTCGCCCCAGGTCAGCGTGCCCTGGGTGCCCGCCTTGAGGCGCGTCCAGTTGATCGTGCCGCCGTCGTGCAGGAACGTGCTGGCGATCGAGCCGTCGGTCAGGGTCGGCAGGTAGGTGCGGCGCAGGTCGGCGCCGGCGGACTTGTCGACCGACCCCTGGCTATCCTCGACGTCCCAGGTGCGGTAGTCGGTGGATAGGACGACGGTGCCGCCGGTCGTCACCCACTGGATATATTGATTGGCTCCGGTAAGTTCTGGCATGGTGTTCCCTCCCGGCTAGTGCGCCAGCCGGATGCGATAGATGCCGCCGGCGTGGTAGTAGTTCTTCCCCGCCGGGTCGGTTTCGAGGTAGCGGATCTGCTCCGTGCGCCGGCACCAGATGTTGACGTGCCCGGCGACGGTCAGCGGCTTGCCGTCCAACGCCGCATCGATCGCGGCGTCAATGCGGCCGGCCTCGGCGAAACTGTTCGGGCTGATGGCCTTGATCAGAACATACGCGTCCTCCCGCCGGCGTGGGTCGACGGTCTCGACCGGCCAGGCCTGCTGCTGAAAGATGATCAGGGGGTAGGCGGCGCCGGCCGGCGCCTGTGTGTCGTAAACCGCTGTCCCGCTGGACAATTGGGCGGTGATCGCCGCCGCGCCGGTCAGCCGGTTGTAGAGCGCTTGCCACAGTTCGTTCATTTCTTCTTGCCCATCAGCCGCCCGGTAGCGGCGTCCCGGAACATCCAATGGCCGATGGCAGCCGCAAGGCCCTGCACGGCCGCCAGCACGGCCGGCAACAGAAACGGCCGGGCGGCCATCCTGGTAGTCCCGAGCTCCACGTAGATACCGTACTCCGTGCCGTCAGAGATACGCCGCTGCCCCAGCTGCTTGGGCGGCTCGACATGCAGACTGTTTTTCAGGTTGCCCGTGTCCACCGGACAGCGGGTCTGCGCCTGCGCCAGGCCGTCCTCGGCGATCTTGGCCACGGCCTGGTCGACCAACTCAGGCGAGGACTGCGCCAGCGCTTCCAGCTTCGACAGGTCCAGCTTGACCTTGACGGTTGCCGGCACGGAGGTCCTCCTCGACTTGCGCCAGGAAGGGCGCCCAATAGGTTTGCACGCAAACATCCCAGTCGTAGTGCGCGCGCATGAAGGCCACGCCCAGCTCGCTGAACTCCCTGCGCTCGTTCGGCCGCCAGGCGGCGATCTCCTCCAGCGCCTCGTGGATGGCATCCACGCCCGGCACGCAGGCCCAGCCACCCAGGGGCGTCCAGAGACGCTGCAGCGGCTCAGTGGCGATGCCGTTGACGGTGATCTCGGGCATCGAAGTCCAGTTCGTGCTGATCACCGGGCAGCCGCAGGCCTGCGCCTCGACGATCGGGATCCCGAACCCCTCGGACTGCGAGGCCGCCAGCAGCACGTCCGAGGCCTGGTAGATGCGCGCCATGTACTCCGGCGGCAAGCCTAAGATGTACTTCGGCTGGTTGACGAAGAAGACGGCGTCCTCGGGGATCCCCAGCGCCGCCAGCAGCTCGAACAGATCCAGCCCCTGGTTCGCCGTCGACGCCAGCGTGTGCAGGTAGAGCAGCGCTTCCGGATGACGCTTGCGGAAGCGGGCGAAGGCCTCCAGGTTCTCGGGGAACGCTTTCCTGGATGGGTAGCCCTTGTTGGCGGCCACCATGCTGACCAGGTAGCGATCCTGGGGCACGCCCAGCCGCCGCCGGGCCTCGGCCTTGTCGCCGGGCTTATAGACGCTCGTCTCGACGCCGTGCGGGATATAGCGGCAGGCGTCGATCCCGGCCGCCAGGGCCTGGTTCTGCCCGAACTGCGAGTACGTGATCGGGTAGTCGGCCGTGCGCGAGATGCGCCCCACACAGGGCGGCAGCGGGGTCTGGTCGACCGGGAACCAGCTGGCCCACAGGGCCGGGCGGCAGCGCTCGACGAAATCCTGCGGCAGCACCCAGTTGTCCATGAGTGAGACGACCAGGTCGGCCTGGAAGTCCTTGACCCAATGGCCGATGATGTCGGCCCCGTAGGGCTCGAAGGCCGCCGGGTAGATGCGGATGTCGCCGGCCTCCATCGTGCCGCCGGCCAGCCCGTACCAGGCATGGTTGGCAACCGTATGGCCGAGCCGCTGCAGCCGGGGCAGCAGGCTGCGCCCCTGCACCCCGTATCCGGTCGTCGCCCACAGCGCGTTAGCGCTCCACAGAATGCGCATGCTGCTCCCTCACTCCGATCTTCTTTGCCGGCACGCCCGCCCAGATCTCCCAGGCCGGCACGTCTTTGGTCACTACCGCCCCGGCGCCAATCACCGCTCCCTCGCCGATCGTGACGCCGGGCATCACGACGGCGTTGACGCCGATGAAGGCGTACGGCTCGATGGTTGTGCACTCCCGCTTGACGACTTGCATCTCGGCCGGCGCCGAGGCCGACATGCTCAGCCCCGCCATCTGGTTGGATCCCGACAGGACCCGGGCCCCGGCCGCCACGGCCGCATAGTCGCCGATCTCGACGATCCCACCGCCGATGCCGATCGAAGCATGGTTGGCGATGTGCACGCAGCGCCCAATCGTCACGCCCTGACCACCGCGGATGTCGACGAAGCTGTCGATGCGCACGCCCTCGGCGAGGCTGATCGCCGAGGGGTTGAGGATCAGGACCGGCTGGTAGATGTCCACGTGCTCCCCGCACGCGGCGAACTCGATCCATTCTGGCTGCTCGAATGGGTGCAAATGCTTGGTTCCTCTCATGGCACCACCTCATGCGGCTCCCACAGCTCGCCCGGCTGGATGACCACCAGCCCTGGATCGACCCACAAATGCCTGCCGTGCGCCTTGAGCCAGGCGCACATGTCCAGCACAGCCCGGTCGCCGAACCTCGCCCCATCCCGGATGTCCTGGGCGTGCATCATCCAGCAGGTGCCAAACGAATCGACCTCGAACGGTTGGTCTGGGCGGTAGCAGGGATGGAAGGGCGGGCAATTGGCGAAGATCTGTCCGTCCTTGCGGTAGGCCCAGATGTCGTAGAAGACCGCCTGCCCCTCGCCGATCGGCAGCAGCGGCCAGCCGGCCACCGGGCAGCGCCCGGCCTGGGCGTGCCCCAGGAACGCCTCGACTACGTCAGCCGGGCTGATGATGTCGGACTCGTGCACGAGCAAATAATCGTCTTCCGGACGCACCAGATCACACCAGGCGTTGGCCGTCTGCCCCAACCGGCGATGGCGGCTGGCGAGATCGTCGCCGGCGATGCCGGTGTCGCGCACCAGCAGGTCAATCGAGCGCAGATTGCGCACGTCGTTTACGATGTCCAGCAGGCGCCGGTAGGTGTCATCCTGCGAATCGCCCACGATCCAGATCCAGCGCAGCGCCGGGTAGGTCTTAGCCAGGAGATGCGCCACCCGCTCTTCCAGGTGCCTGGCCGAATCGTTGCGCCAGAGCGAACACATGGCCACGCGTGGGTAGGTCATGGCTTGCGTGCCCTCATGCGGATCTCGTGTGGATCCTGGGGGCTGTGCGGCTGCTCCTCAAGGTCGACGAAGCCCGCCATGGCGAGCAAGATCGCCAGGGTCGCCACCGTATAACCCCAGCGGTGCTGCTGCGCCGGCTCGGGGTGCGGCGAGTAAATGTTACGCAACACCGCCAGGTCGCCCTTCAGGAGCGTGAGCGCACAGGCTGCCATGTCCGGCACGGCCACCAGCAGCTCGCCGCCCGGCTTTAGTACCCGGTACAACTCGCCAACCGCCTGCACGGCCTCGTCGGGCAGCAGGTGCTCGAGCACGTGGTAGCATTCCACGCCGTCGCAGCTGGCGTCGGCAAACTGCAGCGACCGGATGTCGGCGACCACGTCGGCGATCGGCAGGATGTCGGCCCGCAAGGCGCCCGGGTGTTCGGTGCGCGGCCCAAATGATAGCCAGGTCATGCAATGGCCTCTCTTAGCGCCTCGCAGACGGTGCGCACGTCGCCTTCGGAAAGCGCCGCATGCGTGGGCAAACATAGCCCACGGTGACATATGTCCTCCGCAACCGGGCGGCTGACGCCGTCCTGGTACATGGGCAGTAAGTGTAAAGGCGTAAACATGGGTCGGGTTTCGATGCCTTTGGCCGCCAGGCGCTCTGCCACCATCGTTGGCGTGACCGGCGCCGGCCCGCTTCCTCCGGGCAGCTTCACTGCCACCATCCAATTGGCCGGCCTGGCGCCATGCGTCAAAAGCTGGACGGTGACCCCTAGCGGCAGCTCGGTGTGATACAGATAGGCCACCCGCTCCCGCTGGCGCAGGTGCCACTCGATGGTCTCGAGCTGCGCCAGTGCCACGGCCGCCTGCAGGTCGGTCAGCCGGTAGTTGTAGCCGATCACCTCATGATAGTACCGCCTCTCCCCCTGGCCCTGGCCGCGGTACAACCGCAGTCGTTCGGCCAGGTCGTCGTCGTCGGTCGTCACCACGCCGCCCTCGCCACAGGTGACGATCTTGTTGCCGTAGAGCGAGAAACAGCCGATCTTGCCCAGGCTGCCAGCCCGATGCCCGCACAATGAGGCGCCCAGGGCCTCGGCCGCATCCTCCACGATCGGATAGCCCAGGCTGGCCCAGGCGGCCGCGGCTGCCGGGTGCCCAAACAGATGGACGGGCACGATCGCCTTGGTGCGCTGCGAGCAATAGCGGCGCATCCAGGAAACATCCATGCACCAGGTCTCGGGATCCACGTCGACGATCACCGGCTTGGCCCCGCAGTAGCGCACCGCATTGGCCGTGGCCACAAACGTAAGCGCCGGGACAATCACCTCGTCTCCCGGTCCCACACCCAACGCCAAGAGCGCCAGGTGCAGCGCCGCCGTGCCGCTCGACACGGCGATGGCGTGCCGGGTGCCCACGTAGGCAGCAAACGCCGCTTCCAGGCGTTCGACGAACGGCCCCATGCTGAGGCGATTGCCCTCGAGGGCCTCGAGCACGTACTTGCGCTCGTTGCCGTGCAGCACCGGCTCACTGACGTGGATCACTCAGCCTCCTCCAGGCGAAAGCCGCAATTGAGGACCCTGGACGCCAGCTTGAACAGCTGGAGCGCGATCCACATGCGCAGGCGAAATTCACGCGTCAGGCGAACCGTGACAACCAGCGTCGTCGTCTGATCGAACTTCCGCATGCGGTAAGTGCTCTCCAAGTCGGCCATCACAGCACCTCCATGCACACCACCCGCCGGCACACCTCGAGCGTCCGGGGCGCCAGGATGGCTCCCACCTCGAGCGTCCGGCTGCCGATCTGGATCCGGTCGGTAACTTTCACATCCGTCTCTGCCGGCAGGGTCACGAACCAGGGAGAGATGGCCTGCAGCTTGGCGGCGATCTCCCGCTCGGCGCCCGTGCCGTTGGGGGCGATGCGACAGTTGGCCGTGCCCGCAGCCTGCCAGCTCGTGGTGCCGCCGCCCTGGCCATCCGAGACCCAGGCCGGGCGCTGGATGACGGCCGTCTCGCTCAGGGTGAGGGCCACCTCGGCGCGCGCCGCGATCAACTCGCTAGCGGATAACATGCGCGACCCCGGTCATCAGGATGGGCGGCTCGTCGCACCCACCCATATCAGAGCGCTCCATACGCACGGTTCTGGGCCACTGCTTGCGCCGGTAGAGCTGCGACAGGTCAGTCAGTGCCCTGGCCTTCTGCGAGCGGCTGAAAGACTGGCCGTCCGAAGAGAAGTCGAAGGCCAGCTTCTCCTTGGCCGCCCATTCCTCGAGCACGTCCGCCGCGGCGCCGTACACGTCGTAGCAGGCGCCCGTGATCAGGACCGGGGGCACCTGGCTGGTCGCAAACGTCCAGTGCCCGCCGTTGCGATCGGCCGTGGCCGGCGTCACCGGGTTGTACCCGCCGTCCACCAGCTGCTCATTCGCTTCCCAGTCGCCGCGCTCCGAGTAGTAATCCAGGTAGGTGACGATCCCGCCCGGCCCGATCGTCTCCTGGGTCACCAGCTCCTGGTAGCGCACCGGCCGGCGCCGGCGGTCCAGCGCGTCCTGCAGCTCCTGGTCGCTGAATGTCGGGCTCGAGCCCGCCGGGTCGCCGATCAGAAGCCGTACTCGGGTGATCAGTTCCGCCATGCTGGCACGTACAGCCATGATTGCTGCTCCATTAGGGGGCGCCGATGAAGGTGCCCCCGGTCACCCTGCCCCCTAAAGGGGCTACTTCCGCATGATGTAGCCGAGGCGCTTCTTGTCCTCGGCGAAGACGGTCCCGCCGTGAAGCAGGAGCCCACGCACGGCCGAGGCGAACGTTGTTTCCAGCCGGATGGCCTCCACCTCGCGCAGCTGCGCGGCGTAGCTGATCGGGTTGCCCTGGCCGTAGGGCATATACACCGTGCCGCCATTCGAGTACAGCACCGCCGACTCGTACACGTCGAAGCCCGCGATGCGCCCGATCTTGCCCAGCGCACCGGACGGCCCGCCGGCGTTGCCGTTCTGCACCATGGCGTCGCCCAGGTTGCCGGCCTTGATGAAGTGGACGGTGTCCTGCAGGAGCAGGGCGGTCGTGTCGGGATCCACCGCCAGCCAGCGCCCCGTCTCCGGCACGTTGTTCTTGGAGAGGTAGGTCCTCGCCTTGACGATCAGCTGGTAGATGCCGGTGGTCGTGGACGTGCCGGCGTCCAGCGTGATGGCCGTGCCGCCGTTGGAGATCGCCAGCGCGGTGCCGGCATAGGTCGCGGCCAGCGTCCAGAGCTTGCTCTCGACGGTGTTGTTGAGCGTCACCGCGGCGCGCTGCGCATATAGGTCCAGCGCCGACAGGTCGTTCTGGGCCTTCTCGACATCGTCGACCTTGAACGCGAAGTACTGCGCGTCCGAGATCGTCATCGGTTCCTTGGTGGGCGCCAGGTCCTGATAGGTGATCGTGCCACCCTTCGACCAGGCGCCGACGGTGGGCGTGCCCAACGTGCGCACCTGGACGGTGTCGCCCACGCCCTGGATCTCGCCCTCATAGTCCGTGTTGGCGAACTGGAGAGCCTGGTTGATCTGGTCGATGTTGGCGATGATGCGCTTCGACCAGGCCTGCGCATTGAAGGCGCTCAAATCGTTAGCCATGGTTCACTCTCCCGGGCCCGCCCCGGGGCCCGCTCTACACATGCCAGCGCCGGCGTGTCCCTGCCGACAGCTGGCCGTCGATCTGCTCCTCGATACCCGAGGGTTTGCCGGCCGGGTTGGCCGGCGAGCTGCGTGACCCGCCCGCCTGGCTGTTGGCCTGGCCGGTGGAGGCCTGCGCCGGCTGGGTGAAGAGCTGCGGGAACTTGCTCTTGAGCTGCGCCCAGTCCACTTTGCCCTTGTCGTCGATCAGGCCGTCGCCCGAGGCCGCCAGATAGGCCAGCTTCAGGTTGTTGGCCCCCTGCCGGTGCGCCTCGTCGTAGAAGTTGGACTGGCGTTCGGTGGACGCCAGTTTGTTGGCCAGCTCGTCCAAGGATTTGCGCGCGTCGGAGTCCTTGTCGAGCTTGCCGGCTGTATCCCGCAACTGGCGCTCGAGGTCCTTGCGCTGGGTCCGCTCGCTGTCCAGCGCGCTGCGCAGTCCCTGCGTGTGCGTGCCGAGGAGCGTCTTGGTCGCCTCGTCCTGGCCGGCCAGCCACTCGTCGTAGGTGGTGGGCTTCGGCGCCTGGCCTGTCCCGGCCTGGCCGCCCTGCCCGTTGTCGGCCGGCGTCACACCGGTCGGGTTAGTTCCGGGCGTCCCGCCCGGCGTCTGGTTGATCACTTCCGCCATCTCGGCTTGCTCCTCGGGGCCTCTCGCCCCTATTGCTTCGCCCGGTAGTACTGCCGGGCGTTTTCCCCCAGTAGATCCTTGAGCGATGCCTCGCGCAGCATCTCGCCGTACACGGCATCGTCGTAGGGCCGCGACAGGTCCTGGAAAGAGAACTTGCCGTCCCGCCAGGCCTGGTACATGCCATCACCCATCAGCTGCCGCTGTTGCGCTTCCGTTTGGCCCCGGAACCAGTCCTCGCCGGCCGGGATCTGCGGGCGGTTGTCGGGCAGATCCAGCCCCAGCGATTGCCAGCTCACCGTTTCAGGCACGGCCACGCAGCGCCCCGAGTGGTGGTCGTTGAGCACCTCGTCGGCCGTGTGATGGCTCCCGTGCTTGGCGATGCAGCTCATGCACGTGCGGCCGTCGCCGTTCTCCATCGCGCTGTGCCAGATCCAGCCCGGCGTGATCTGCGAGTTGGCCACCATCGCCGCCCGGTTGGCCTCGCGGTAGGCCCAGAGCTGCGCCGTGCGCGAGGTGTTGAGCGACCAGTTCAGCCCCTGGCCCAGCTCGTCCCGGATCACCCGGGCCGCCCTTCTCGGGTTCCAGCCCAGCCCCACCGAGGCCACCAGCCGCTCGCCGACGGCGTCGGCCACCGCCTGGCCCAGCTGCTTGGTCAGCGCCTGGTGCAGCGGGCTATCGTTGCCCAGGAAGCCCACCATCGTCTCGACCGCATCCGGGTGCAGCCGGGTGAACGATGCCCGCAGCGTCGCCTGTAACGGGCTGGGCACGCTCAGCAGTGTCAGCTGCTCCCAGTGGGTGAGACCGGTCTGGATCATCTGCCGGGCGCCGGCATCCAGCTCCAGGTCGGCAAAGCCGCCGTAGCGTGACACCTGCTCCAGGATCTGCGCCTCGAGGCTGCGGTAGGCCGCCAGGCGGTGCACCTGTCCGGGCGTCGGGTCGGGCAGGGCGTCAATGGCGTCAACCAGGGCCTGGATGCTATCCTGCAGCCTGCGGTACACGCCGCCGTAGGCGTTGACCAGGCGCACGGCCCGGTCACGCTCGCCGGCCAGGAGCTCTGCCCGGAAGCGCTGCGCCGCCGTCAGGACCGGGTGACTAGGCGCCGGCAGAGCCACTTGTCACCGCTTCTTGCCCCGTCTGCATTTGGGCTTGGGCATTCTGCCCACCCGTCATCGGTTGCGGGCGAGCCGCCATCCCCGGCAGATTGCCGGCCGTCCCGCCGCGCTCGAACGCCTGCAGTAACCGTGCGCCCAGGTTGTCCTGCCCGGCGCCCTCGTTCTCCATGCGGCGCTGCTCCTCGTCCCAGTCCAGGTCCAGGTTGGTGGCCGCCGTCTCCTTGGACTCCACACCCATGCTGACCTTGCCCTGCTCGGCCGTGACCTGCTCGGCCTCGTTGACCGGCAGCGGGTAGGACCAACGTGGTTCGGGCCGCACGTCGCGCAATCCCAGCATCATCAGCCCCCGCCGGCCCACTTCGGCCAGGCCGGCGCCGTAGAGCCCCCGCTTCATGGCCAGCTTATCCAGGGCATCGTTGAAGATCATCTGCAGCCCGAAGTTGGTCATGTTGCCCAGCTGGTCCTTGATGGCCGCCATGTCGACGGCGTTGTGTTCGGAGTAGAACCCTTCCCGCAGGAAGGTCATGAAGGCCATGCTCGAAGCGAGATCGCTCTGCATCTCCAGGTTGTACACCTTGGCATCCGGGTTGGGCACGGTGAAAAAGCCGTCCACCGGCGTCTCGACGACTTCATTCGGTTCCATCCCCGTCCCGATCGTCTTCGGGTGCGCGTGCTGCTTCAGGATGCGCGCCGTGTTGGAGGCCACGAAGTTGAGCGAGTTGTTGAGCCCGGCATTGGTCAGGTCCGGGATGCCGTAGAAGTCCTCGGTATTGGGTAGGTTCTGCCAGTCGACGACCGGCGCAAACGGCCACGGCCAGCTCTCCTCACCGGTCAGCGTCCAGGTCATGGCGCCCTTGCCCCGGCTCATGTCCCGGATCAGCCAGCGCTCGCCCTCGGGCTCCTGGCGCACGATGTCCTGCCGGCGCCAGCTGCCGTTGCCCTGCTCCCACTTGATCATGTAGACCAGGACCTGCTCCCAGTCGTCGGGCAGCCAAAAGGCGCTGACGAGCTCACTGCGCAGTGCCACAAAGCGCACCT